ATACCACCTTTCCAGCTTGGTAAAATAGTTTGTTTATTTTATTGATTTTAAACCACTTGCAGACTATTGCAGTGTTTTTGTTTGAATAATATTTGAAGTTTTGCTACCATTCCATTTGTTTGCTCTTGATGTATTTTCCGTTCAGGTGTCCGTGTTCATAGCTTATTTGAATGGACAAATCGGACATCATCCTTAAAATAATATAATTGTCCTCATCGTATTCACTTGGGAAATTCCAATAACAAGCGTATTCTATTAGCCCTTTTCTTACGCTGTTTTCATGCATAGTGTCAAAATCATCATCTTCGTAAGCAGGAGGCGTGTATTTTACATAATCATTGTCAGAAACATAGTATTTGTTACTTATTTCTTCCTTTATCATATTGTAAAGTTCCAAGGCTTTATAAATGTTATTATTATAGTCAAATGTTATTCTTACTCGGCAAAGCTTATTGTCTATAAAATAAAAACAAGAATTATCTACCTTTCTGTTTGCTATGAAAAACCGACTGAAATACATGCGATCTTCGGTGTCCTCGTTCTCATAATGGCGACCTTTTCTGTTTTCTTCTATCTCCTTAATAACAGTCTCCTTATCGCTGCCAAATGGTATATTCAAAAATCCTTTTAATTCCATATTGTGTGTTTTTGTGTGTTATCTATTTATTTCAGGTATTGATGGTCTAAAAGACACTATTTTTCTGTAAATGAATATCTGTAACACTTCGGATAGGTTTATCCTGTAATCGCTGTATTTTTGATTGTAGGAGTGACAAATGATATAGCCCTCTTCTGTGTTATGCTCTATGATTTGCTTAAATACTGTTCCCTCTGTGGATACGATCACAAACAGATTTCCTCTGATAGGTAGTTTTTCCCCTTTTTCTAAATGATATTCTTTTATCAGTATTTCTGTTCCATCAGGGATTGAGATACTTGTCCCGTCATCCATAGAGTCGCCATCCACACGAACAACAAGGTAGTTTCCTCTGTCAAATTCTTTTGGGATTAGCCTTCTTTTCATCTCTGGGAGCGTGGCAGGATTGTATCCTCCTAATCTTCCAGCAACAGTAGAAAGGTCGGCGTATTCTACTTCCATATAGTTATCATAAGGTATTGGCGAAACCTCCTCTACATATTTCTTTTCATCTTTTAGCATTTCGCCTGTCAATATAGAGCCTTCGTCAAAACCATATAATTGACTTATTTTTTTAGCCATTTCTTTTCCAACTCGCTTTTTCCCATTCATTAGCGCGGATACATAAGCTTGTGAAACTCCCAAATCTTTAATTATTTCAGATTGTTTCTTGTTAAGTTTTTCAAATGCAGTTTTTAAATACGCATTTATATAACTATTTTGGTTATTACTTTCATTATCTTTCATATCTTTGTGAAAATTTGGTTATGCAAAACAATTCATTATTACAAGTGTCAGAAATGTTCAAGGCTTTATTAGAAAGCAAGGAAGTTGATCGTGTTCTTATCAATAAGTTTATAAAACTCGCTCTGTATATGCACATCTGCGAAGTTCGTGCAAAATACAACTGCCCACTCAATGAACTTACCGTAAACCAAGAATTACAGCACGGCTGGTATTTCATCAATGCTGAGGAGTGCGAGATTCTAAGAAAGAAAGAACAGCAAGAACAAGGGAGATGATCGTAATAACGAGGGAGATATAACTTATTTTCCTCGTTGTTTTATTAAAACTAATCTGATCGTCTGCTAATTTTATATTCTTTCGCATTTCCTCTCTTCTTAAATCCTCTTCTTCTCGTTCCCTTGTAAAACCGCCACGATTTACAAACATCGCTATTTCTGAATATCTATCTGTGCTTATCCACAGTTCTAAATCATCATTATTCTTTATTGCGCCTACAAACCTTTTATTGATAAAATCCAGCATGTAGAGAAGATCATCTTTGCTTTCTACCCCTGCCCTATCCATTACACTACTTGCTCGGAGATACCCTTTATCATGTTCTTTCAATAACATTTCTAAAAGTATATCCAGTTTTGCTTCGTTCATACTAAATTTTTCTCGTTGATTTTCAATTAGTTATGTTTTGATAACTAAAATAGTTATAATTTTATTTTGAAGTATAACCATTTTAGTTATATATTTGCAATATCAAATTAACAGAACAAAATTAGAAATAAAAATGAAACCAACAAACAAAAAAAGAAAAAGAAAAAATAAAATTTCAGTTGGCCAGAGACACAGAGATATTTTAATAGAAAGTTTTGACTGCTCTGTCCAATCAATAGAAAACGCACTGAACTATGTAACAGACAGCGATTTAGCAAGAGAGATAAGAACAAAGGCAAAAGAACTTCTAAAAGAAGAAGTGAGAAAGGTAAAAATAATATTAGATGAATAGCCAAGCAATACCAGAGGGATATGTTTTAGTGCCACAAGATACATACAACAGGTTTCTGAAACAGATAGAATGGGAAAATATAGAAACACCAAGCCTAAACGATGTAAGTCAGTACACAGGGATTTCTATTGAAAAGATAAAAAAAGACTTAAAAAAATACGACTGCCCACTTATGGAGTTGGAAAAAGGAGGAAAAGGCAGAGGAAACATTAAGAAATTCATTAAAAAATCAGCAGAACTCTACAAAGACTGGGTAAGAAAATAAAAACTCCCAGCTGGAACTGGGAGCAATTAACTTTAAAATCATTATCGATTATGAAAACAACTTTAAACAAACAATTAACGATGGCAAATTTACAAAAAATAGCAGAAAAAACAACAAGAGGTTGTGATTTATACAGATTAGCTTGGAAAATGATAGAAATCCAAGGGGTTGAAAACTACGATAACAGCGAATTTGAGTGGTTTCAATTATTCTTCGATGGGCTGGGTAGACAATGGTGCGTAGAGGAGAAAGTAAGCAGAAATAAATGCGAGTGGATACTCACAAGAGATGGCGAAGAAATCTCACCACTTGGGAAGCACTCAAAGTTTATTGAAAACTTCATAGAAAGCAAAAGAGAAGAAGAATTAGAATACATATACTGATAGTTTTTAATAGATAGTTTGATTTTTCCACCGCCCACAATCTTTTTCATTGTACTCATTCATAAATTAACTTAAACAGGGTGGTGGTTTTAAAAAAATAATAAGATGAACGCAAATAAAGAATTAGAAAAACTGCAAAAAGCAATAAAAGCAGTAGAACTATATAAAGGCTTCTCAAATAAAATAGAAGTAATGAAGCAAAATATGGCAGAAGGTGGAATCTTACCAAGAAGATACACAAAAGACTTCTGTTTTGCTGTAAACGCAAGAGATAGAATAGAAAAATACTACAAAAGCTTAATGAATGAAAACGAACTACAAAGAGCTGACCAAATTCTTGCAATTCTTAAATAAAATCTACAAAGAATACAAGGGCGAAGAATTTAAGCCAACAGCAGAAGAATTTAAAAAAGTAAAAGAACGATTCACAACAAGATAAATAACAAGTGCTGTCTGAATTTAACACAATAAAAAATGTTAGAAATCTGGTAACAGACAGCGCAAGCCCTGATGCGAGTAATCTACCAAGAAAACAAACAAATACAGGGTAACACAGCCCAGTTGTCCGAAAACTGGAAAACAACAGCAACGCTGGGCTGTTTTTAACTTAAAAATCAAGCAAAAATGGAAAATAAACAAAACATATTCAAAGCGATTTCAGAATTTCAGCAAGAAGTTCCAGTGATACACAAAGACACGCAAGGTTTCGGCTACACTTATGCTGACCTGCCGAAAATATTTGAAGTGATAAACCCATTATTAAAGAAACACGGACTTGGATTTACACAGCCATTAGAAGGCAAATCTATCAGAACAATAATCTTTCATATAGCATCAGGCGAAACGCTGGAAAGCGTGATAGATATACCGCAAGAAGTGGATTTGAAAGGAATGAATGACTTCCAAGTGTTAGGCTCTGCGATTACCTATTTGAGAAGATACGCCATTTCATCAATTCTTGGGCTTGTGACCGACAAAGACACCGATGCACAAGGCGAACAAACAAAAGGCAACAAAGCACCAGCAAAAGCACAAAATACGCCTGAAAAATGGCTAAATGTAGGTTCAACAGAATGGGAAGGATTAGTCAATGCAGTAGAAAATGGTTCAGTCTTAACATTAGCTCAAATTAGAAAGAAATACAAGGTTTCCAAAGAAACCGAAAAAGAATTAACAACACTAAACATCACATAATATGACACCTATATCAGTAATTGAATTAATGCCTTCTACCAGCGACCAAGTGAAAAGTTTCGCAGAGCAGGTAAAAGAACAAATCCTAAATGGAGACTACGATTTTAGAAAGTTTCTATATCAGAAGAAGCTCATTGAAAAAACATTTGAAACCATTAGCGAAGACAAGGAGCTGAAAGCCTATTTTGAAAAAGAGATAGAAAAATACGGAACAGAGGGAGTTGGATTTAATGATTTAAGGTTTGAAATAGGCAGACGCAAAACTTGGGATTATTCCAACACAGGAGATATGGAATTATTCCAAATGGAGAAAGAAAAAGAGGAATTAGACAAAAAGATAGAAGCAAGACGAAGGTGGTTGCAGGGAATAAAACCAGAAATAGATAAAGAAACAGGCGAAATACTTCTCTCTCCTGCTTATTACAGAGAAACAACCTTTATAAGGGCAAACAAGAGAAAACAATGAAAACAGAAATAATAAGTGTTTCAAGGATGGGAACAGGGCTGTTTGCTACTGACACAGAGAGTGAAGAAATGATAAGGTCTATTCCCAAAGGCGAAAACATCATCATTAAAATAAGCAATAATCGTAATGAAAGAATGCATAAGGCTTACTTTTCTATTCTCGGTTTTGTTTGGGATAATCTCCCTGAAAACATGCAGGAAAAATGCCCAAAGCAGCACTTTTATAAACTTCTGAAAGAACTACAAGGCAGATATGAGATTGTTTATAAAAATGGAGAAAAAGAAGTGAAAGAATATGAAAGCATCAATTTCAGCAAAATGGGACAAAAACGCTTTCATGAGGTTTTTAAGGAGGATTTGGAATTTATCATAACTGATATACTGCCTCCGCTCAGAATGGATGATTTTATAAGTGTTTTAGTCAGTCAATACGAATTAACATTATTAAAATACAATTTATAACATGGCGAATTTAAGCACAAAACTAAATCTTGCAGGATTGATTCACGCAAGAATGAATAAAAAAGGTAAAGATGGCAATATGGTGGATTGTCTAATTATTCCGATTAAAGAAAACCACCTATTTATTGGAGAAAAAGGATTGTATTTAGACCTTTCTCACTTTGAAATTAAAAACCCAAAAGAAGGACAAGAAGATAGTCACTTAGTCAAGCAAAGCCTCCCAAAAGAAGTGTATGAAGCGATGAGCAAAGAAGAACAGGAAAAACTACCGATTTTAGGTAATACAAGAACTTGGGGGAGCAACTCTAATGAACCTGAACTTGCTCAGCCTATTGATGAAGATGATGATTTACCATTTTAAAATGATAAATAACATCAATAAGACTATTTTTTAACCAATAAGCATTATCAATAATGTTTATAAGAGCATTTTCAAAACAATAAACAATGTCTATAACATCAATAAGAGCATTTGCAGAGATTCAGGTAAAACTACCTGACAGGAGAAGAGAAGTTTATAAGGCTATTGCGGAAAATCCTAACTCATCAATTTATGATATAGCCGATGTTTTAGGTTGGAATTTAAACCAAGTAAGCAATAGAATAAACGAGTTGGTAAACTCAGGACTGGTAGAGAAAACAGGTTCAGAAATACACGGAAAGTTTGAAAGAGACTTGTTTTCTGTAATCACTGATATGGAAAAGATAATTGCAAAACAAAGACAATTATACAAGGGATTTCTTTCAGCAAAAGAAGATTTAGAGGCTGACTACCAAAACTGCAAAACGGAAAACGGAAGAAAGATTTTAAAAAACAGAATAGAATATTATAAAGAAAAAAATAAGGAATTTAAAATGGTTGATTTAAAAATACTTGTAGAGGGCTGGGCAGATAAGAAAGGAATACTGGAACACGGAAAACCAATGAAACAGCTTTTAAAAACGCTGGAAGAAATCACAGAATTACATGCAGCGATAGAAGATTACAATTTAAAGGAAATAGAAGATGCGATAGGCGATGTAGTGGTTACTTTGATAATCTACGCCAAAATGAAGAGCATCACGCTTTTTCCTAATGGCAGTGAAGAGTTATCCGATTCCAAAGGAACAGCACAAGACCCTTATTTCCTTTTGGATAACTGCAATAAACTTATGCAGTTGGAGAAGTTCACTAATGATTCAGTAGAAAAGTATCACGCTGTTCAGATGATGTTGTTCTTGCTTAATCAAATCGCCAACAGGTTTAACCTTAAAATTTGGGAATGTTTGCATTCGGCTTACAAGGTTATAAGCAAAAGAAAGGGAAAAATGGTTAATGGAACCTTTGTTAAAGACTAATGGAAGCAGGACAATACGCTACCTTGAACAAAGATGTAGTCTTTAAAAAGGTAGTTTACAGCAAAAAGGGAACGAAAGTAAAAATCATCAGTATAAGCGGAAACGCTGTGATTTATGAAACAGAAAACGGAAAACGCTTTCCGTGTAACATTAAGGATTTACTATAAGTCGGTAAATAACAGGCAAAGAGCAGGTAACTCTGCCTCCTTATAACTTAAAAGCAAAATTATAATGAACGATACAAAGAGGTCTTTTATTTTACACTTAGATACATTGGCTGTGTTAGATGAGCTGGATGATAAGCAGGCGGGCAAACTCTTCAAGGCAATCAAGGCGTATCAATTGCGGGGGTCAGTATTGAACAACCAAGATGTTGATGCAGGATTTGAGGGCTTAATGGAAGATTTTGTGACTCGTATAGCTTTTGCACCATTCAAGGCTCAATTTGACAGAGATACAGAAGAATATACAAGAGTAAAAGAAAATAACCAAGAAAAAGGTCGGTTAGGAAACCTCAAACGATGGAATAAGGAGCTATATGATAAAGTGGTGTCAGGGGAATTAACGCTGGAAGAAGCCGAAGAAATCGCAAGAGCGAAAAAACCATCGGGGGGCGATAAAAAAATCGGGGGTGCGAAAAAATCATCGCTTAATGGTAGTGATAGTGATAATGATAGTGATAAAGAAGAAAAAAAATATATAAAAAAAGAAAATCAAAATTTTTCTTCTCTGTGGCAGGAATGGGAAAATTACATGAAGGAGGTTCATAATTTCAGGCACAATGATTATTCACGGCAGAAATCACAAGAGAAACTCAAAGAACTTGGGAAAAATGATTTGACAGCAATGCAAAAAATCGTGAATAATTCCATCGGAAACAATTACAAGGATTTTTACCATAAGGAAACCAAGCAGGAGGAGAAAAAGGAAACAGGAGGGCATATAGCACGAGATGGAACGAGGATAATGATGTTTTAAAACCGCAGGATTATGACAGAAATGATAATGTCGCTGGCGACAAATCACATCTACGAGATTGAAATCAATAGAAACGCAGAAAACTATTCTGTTTGTCCTGAATGTTCTAAAAACAGGCGAAAAAAGAACATCAAGTGTTTCTCCTACAACGCAGAAAAAGAAGTTGGCTACTGCAACCACTGCGAGGCGAGATTTGTGAAGCATGTTCCCTTTGAGAAGAAAGTCTACACCAAGCCAGAGGTAAAGTGGGAAAACTACACCAAACTTTCCGAAAAGCTGGTAAAGTGGTTTGAAAAGCGAGGGATATCACAAAAGACACTCCTGCGGATGAAGATTGGCGAAAAGGAAGAATGGATGCCACAAGTTGAGAAAAAAGCCAACTGCATCGTATTTCCCTACTTCCGAAATGGCGAGCTGGTCAATGTGAAGTATCGCGATGGGCAGAAGAATTTCAAGCTGCATTCAGGTGCAGAATTGATTTGGTTCAATTACGATGCGCTGAAAACCTACAAGGAAATCATCATCGTAGAGGGCGAGATGGATGCACTTTCACTAATCCAAGCAGGGTTTGAAAATGTTATCAGTGTGCCGAATGGAGCATCTACTGGGCGAATGGAATACTTTGACAACAGCCTTGAAGACCTCAACCAAGTAGAAACTTTCATTTTGGCGACCGATAACGATATGAAAGGTTTGGAACTCAAAAACGACCTTACTCGCAGACTTGGAATAGAAAAATGCAAAAGCGTATCATTTAAGCAGTTTAAAGACGCAAACGAGTTGTTAGTCGCAGAGGGAGTAGAAAGTGTCCGTAAGGCTGTGGAAAGCGCCAAATTTTTAAAGTTAAGTAATGTTTATGCTGTGGAAGATTTCCAAAGTGACTTGGATGCTTACTTTGAAAACGGACTGCCACAAGGTTTGAGAATAGGCGTAGAGGGGCTTGATGAGAGAATAAGGTGGCAAACAGGGAGGTTTGGCGTAGTGACTGGAACACCAGGGAGCGGAAAGTCCGAGTTTATGGATTTTATCTACTCAAAACTAAATGCGCTGTATCATTGGGGAATTGGTTACTACACGCCTGAGAGTATGCCTTTGCCATCACACTTTGCGAGAGTTTTCTCAAAGTTCATCGGTAAGGAATACAAAAAGGGAGTGATTTCCGAAACGGAAAAGGAAATTGGCGAAGAGTACCTCAACAAGAATGTGTTCTGGGTAGCGCCTCACGAGGATATGACCATAGATGACATTTTAGCAAGGTTTGAATATTTAGCCAAAGCCAAAGGATGTAAGGCATTCTTGATAGACCCTTTCAACAGGATAGAACAGGGAGCAAACCATAGCGATAATGAAAGGTTGTTCATCAAAAAGGCACTTGGGAAGATGATTGCTTTTACCAAGAAAACCGACAGCCTCTTGTTCTTGGTGGCGCACCCTACGAAACTACCAAAGGGAAACGATGGAAAGTTTAAGATGCCAACACCTTACGATATTTCAGGCTCTGCCGACTTTTGGAACATGCCTGACTATTGTATGTCAATCCGAAGAAATCAGGATGATGATGGCAAATTCCTCTCACACGGAACAGTGCTGGTCAGCAAGACCAAGATAAACAAAACGCTGGGAGATACAGGACAATGGGATTTTTGGTATAACATCAACAATGGCAGGTATCTGACCGACCTCAATGATGGCGCAGAAAGGATATGGGATAATTCCAACTGGATAACCAAAGAAGAACCAAAGGAATACACAATGCCAAAAATGGAAGCCACACCTGAAATCTTCCAAGAAGAGGATGATGGATTTCCATTCTAAAAAACAAAGATTATGACACTGGAAGAACTCAAAAAAGACCCAATGAAAGTAATTGAAAGGGTCGCTAAAAGCAAAGATATAAATGCCCTTATAAAAGCCTATGAGGAGCAGAGAAATGAACAGAGAAAAAGATATAAAAAAACAAGAGTAGCAAAAGGGATATGGATTTAGCAGAAAAAGAAATACCAGAGGGACACATCACAAGTACTTTCCTATTCGATGAGTTTAACAAGCAGTTGAGTTTCCGAAAAAGCGAAGAAGCCGTAAGGGATTACAAAGAAATCAAGGGAAGCAGGAGGATTGGAAGACACGCTGTTCAAGAATGGGACAAAAATCTATTCGATGAGCTGGTAGACAAGCATATCACAATAAGGGCAGCCAAGAAGAAAGGATACAAACAGCGAGAGATTCCACAAGGCTACATCATCGCCACCCAGTTGTTTGATAAGTTTTCCAAGATATTAAAGCCATCAAAAGGCAAAAAGGCTTTGGCTGATTATCAGGCAGTGAAGACACCTCAAAAGTATGGAAGACACCAAATTCAAGAGTGGGATGAAGACCTGTTTGATGAATTAGTGGAGAAATACGAGGAAAAAAGAAAAGTAGCAGTAAAGAAAATTAAAAAGCCTACAATCTACGCAGGATTAAGCCCAAAAGAAATCCTTGAAAAGGCAAAGGAACTCAACCGAAAGGTAAAAGTCGTTCCGATGGGATATTCGCCCTCTTGGGAGCGAGAGAAGAAGGTCATTAAGGAGCAAAAGGAACAATTTGACAAATCAGAATACAAACCGAAAGATTACAGCATCCACACGCCAAAAGGAAATAAAATCCATGTTCCAGAGGGATACATAAAAGTAAAGGATTTGCGAGAGAAATTCTTGGAGAGAATAGACTCTTATGTCACAAGGCTGGATATGGAATACCGAAGCCGAGTAAATGAGCTTATCTTGGGTTCTGCAAAGGCTTACGAATGGAACGAGGAGATTTTCAAGGAAGTAACGAGTAACTATAAACGAAAAAAGAGATACAAAAAATGGTAGTAATAGTTTTAATCCTAATCTTATCAATCGCCATTGTGATTATAGCGTGGCACCTTGATGTTAAGATGCTGGGAAGTCAGATAGAAGAATTAACCGAAAAATTAGAGCAATATGAAAACAATAAAACTAATAGCGTTGGTGCTGTTCCTATGCAACTGCAAAGCGAAAGACCCTTACAAGAAGTTCAGAAAGGAACTGAAAACAAAGCAAGAACATAACACATTAAACCATAAAAGATTAGCAAATGAACATAGCAGGAATGCATCTTACCGATTTTCATAAGAAAAAACTAATCAAAGATGCCAAATACGAGCAAAAACAAAGACAAAAAGCAATAGAAAGCCTCTCAATAGAGGAGCATAAAATAGTAAGGTCTATTGTGGCACAATTCTACTGCACTACTGCCCTACAATTAGAGTTAATCGATGAACTCAATGAAGTGGCAAAAATAGGAATGAAATACCCATTTATTCAGGACTTTATGCGAGGAATGGAAATGCTCAACACCGACCTTTATAAAATCGCTGTAAAAAGCGAAAAGGATGACCTCAATAGACAAGATTTAGAGAAGATGATGAGTAGCATTATCGGAAAGATGCCCACTCTGAACCTGAAACAATTAGAATTATTAGAGGAGTTCATTAACAACCTGAAACATAAGAAGTAAAACAATGGAAATAATGGAAACAAAAGAAATGAAAAATATACAACTTTATAATGCCGATAACTTGGAGGTAATGGCAACCCTTCCTGATGAGAGTATTGATGTAATTTGCATCGACCCACCTTATCTTTACCTCAAAAAACAAAAGCTGGAACGCCCTTTTGATGAACAAAAGTTTTTTGCCGAATGTAAACGATTACTTACTAAGAAAGGCTTTATTGTGATGTTTGGGCGTGGTACTTCATTTTACCGTTGGAATACCATATTAGACGGCTTAGGCTTTGTTTTTAAAGAGGAAGTTATTTGGGATAAAAGTTATGTATCAAGTCCGTTAATGTCTATGTCTCGCATACACGAAACCATATCTATTCTTACAAAAAAAGAGGGTACTATCAATAAAGTAAAAGTACCTTATTTAGAAATGAAAGGGCACAATATAGATAGTATTGTAACCGATATAAAAAGACTCAAAACAACTTTTAAGAACACAAAGTCCCTTAATGCTGTATTGGAATTTTTGGAAAATAACAAAGTTCCTACAGACACTCCCATTAGAACTGATAGATATAATTGTGAGACGATTACTAAACATAATGTGGTTGCAACACAAAATGCACAAACAGGAGACCGTTGTGTGAATGTAATGCAATCTATTCAATATGGATTAAATGAAAAAAGTATCATCAGAAACTATGAAGATAAAACTTTTGAAAGGAAATATAAGACAACAACTGATAAAACAAAAGAAGGAGATCGTTGTGTGAATGCAATTCAATCTATACAATTTGGCTTAAACGAAAAAACAATTATCAAGCAAGCGCGAGACCACTACAACACCATTCACCCTACACAGAAACCTGTCCGCCTCTTAGAACGCCTTTTAGCATTGGTTATCCCAAAAGACAAACCCCGCAATGAAGTAGTAGTAGCAGACTTCTTTGCTGGCTCTATGAGCTGTATGGAAGCCGTGCACAATATGGGAATGAAAGGCATTGCAACCGAGATAGACCAAGAATATTTTCAAGCAGGCAAAAAACGAATAAAGAGCTTACAACCCAAACTAATAGAATAATGGCACGAAGTATAGAACAATTTAAAATTTTAAAAAAATGGAAACAAAAGAATTAAAAATTCAGGTGCCAGAGGGCTACGAAATTGACAAAGAAAAATCAACTTTTGAGAAGATAGTTTTTAAGAAAGTTGAAAATGAACTTCCGAAGAGTTGGGAAGATTTATACGAAGTTGGGGGTTGGTTTGTGGATTTTCACAGCGATGTTGTTACTTCAGGTAGTATGCGTACAGCGGACAGTGTTAAAAACAGATTTCCAACGAAAGAAGAAGCCGAAGCATGTGTGGCACTTGCACAATTATGTCAGTTAAGAGACAGATATAATGATGGTTGGAAGCCTGATTGGACAGATTTTACTATGAAACCGAGTATTTACTTTCACAAGGATATTGCTACAACAGGTGAAAATCGTAGTGAGAGAACTATTCTATACTTTAGGTCTGAAAAAATTAGAGATGAGTTTTTAGAGAATTTTGGAGACTTAATAAAAAAAGCAAAACCTCTATTGTAATAGATAATTAAATAACACCCTTTGAAATTTGATTTTGGGAATCCTTAAATCGCGCGACAAAACCAAAAATCAAAGTTAAAAACAAAGGAAAGTGGCAGAATATAATTTAAAAAACATAAAACAGGATTTCAAAGACAAAGGTATTTTCTACACACAGCCTGAATTAGCCTTGTTTATGAAAAACTTGATAGATATAGAGATTAGGGATGTGTATGACCCTACCTGTGGCGCAGGAAACCTCCTTGCGGTCTTTGATGATGATTTACCAAAATACGGACAAGAGCTAAATGACCACCAGCTGGAATACGCCCAAAATAACCTGAAAAACTTTACAGGATATTGTGGGGATACCCTTAAAGACCCTGCGTTTATGGATAAAAGATTTTCCTGCATTATGGGAAACCCTCCGTTTTCAATCAAGTGGGAGCCACCAGCAACAGGTCTGTTTATAGATGAAAGGTTTAAAGATGTTCCCGCCTTACCACCCAAGAGCAAAGCAGACTACGCCTTTCTGCTTCATATCATCCACCTCTTGGCAGATGATGGCATTGCAGTGGTTTTGAATTTCCCTGGAATTGCCTATCGTGGAAATGCAGAGGGAAAAATCAGAAGATATATCATAGAGCATAACTGGATAGAGAAAGTAATCCATATCGGAGGTGGCACTTTCGTGGATACTAATATCGCTACTATCTGTCTTGTCTTAAAGAAGAACAAAACCACTACGGATATAGAGTTTATCGATGATGAGAAAAAGATAAGCCGAGTGGTAAGTCTTGAAGAAGTGGAGAGCAACGACTTTCTGCTATCTGTCGGCACTTATGTACAGGAGGAAAAGGAAAAGGCAGAAGTAGATGAAGACAAGATGAATGAAGAGAGTAGGATGTCTTCTTTGAGGGCAATTAGGAATAGTATAAGGTTTCAAAGAGATATAAGCGTTTTCACTGGATACCCTTTTGAGCGATTCTTGGGGCAGGTAGAGGACATAGTTAAAGAATTTAAATAAGTAAAGATATGGGAGTATATTGGGACAGCAGTAGCAAAGGACAAGATAAGAATTTAAGAAGAACGAGATATCACAACTGTTGGAGGGCAGAGAAAATAATTAACGGAGTGCGATACAGAAAGAGATTTAAAAATTTAATGGATGCAAAAATGTGGCTTGAATTATTAACAAAAGAAATAAGCAAGGAAGAATCTAATTTATAAACTATTGAAAATCAATGGTAAAATACAAATAAGCAAGTTTTAACCTTTATTAAGCAATGAAATACAAAATAACCTATAAATACAGCGTACACTATCCCGACTCAAGAGGAACACTCTCTTTTGTTCGTGAAATGAATGTTAAGGTTGAGGATGAAAAACAGTTGTATAACCAAATAGAGCGTTTTGAAGCGGACGGTAAACGCGAAGTAATAGAAATTAGAAAAATAGAAAATGAAAAAACAAACATTTGAAAAAGGAGATAGAGTTTTTGACTATCTCAAAGGCTGGGGAGAGATTGTACACCTATACAGCGATAATTGGGAAGAAGTAGATGACAATTACACTGTCTGCGTTGTAAAGTTTGATTCCAGCGAAAAACTTCAACTCTTTACAAAGTATTTAGCGACAAAAATGCTTTCTTTCACGGAATATTCTTTACAAGGATTTACCCAAGAAAAACCTATAAACTACGAATATTATGTAGGAAAGTGGGGTAAATTTAATGACCATGGCGAAGAAGATTGTAGTATATGTAAATTAAAAGATGTGAATCCCGAAGGTCAGTTTGTAGATTATTTAGATAATAGGTGGGATGTTTTTGAACCTCTGACAGATGAACAGATAGAACTATTGTCTAAAATAACAAGGAACACAGTACTTTCAACAAGTGGCGAACATCTTCCTTACCAATCAAATGTTTTGAGTGATTATGCTCAAGTATTTATAGACCATTTCGGAAAGAGGTTTAATTCTGATGGACATTTCTTTGAAGTGGAAATCATATATTCAGAACAAGTAACATTTATGAAATTTAAAGTTATTCCACAGCCTTCTGAATTTAAAAATTCCATTCAATGGAGTGAAAAAGAAAATGAAGAAGTTATTCATCTTCTTTCAGAATTAGGATATGAAGACTTAAATGATGAGAGTTCATTACGGAAAGGCATAAGAGGAATGGAATCAGAATATTTTTATGTCGCAAGATTTAATCAATATAAATATTGGCAACCTATAATGGCATATTTGGATTTGTCAGATTTTATACACGAACTTTTTAAAATAACAAGAGGAGATTAAAAAGAATTTAGAAGATGATTAATAATTTTAATGATAAAGTGGCTATTATAAAAGATCAATTTGCACAAAACTTTAAAAGCATGAAAAGAAATCAAGTAGATCACCCAAGTCACTACAACGCTGGGAGGATTGAAGTAATAGACTTTATTGAAGACCAAAACCTTAATTTTAATTTAGGCAACGCCGTGAAATACATCAGCCGAGCAGGAAAGAAAGACCC